AAGCCATTCAAGCCATTCAAGCCATTCAAGCCATTCAAGCCATTCAAGTATTAGGTCATTCACTGGGGCATCTAATACCTGGAGCCTGCTGCTGCTGTAAATGAGAATCGTTCTCAAGTGGCAATGGGAATCATTCTCAAGCCTGAGGCAGACTCAGCCTGGGGCGTGGTCGGCTAATCCGCCTACGGTGCGAGTCTCATTCTCAGTCCCACGAGTCTCCCGCCATAGCGCAGCAAAGCCCGGTTACCTGGGGCGATAACCGGGAGGGGTCAGCTGGAGCGGTTCAGGCTTGGCGGCGAGGCTTCGCTATCCCTGCATCGGAGCGGACCTTACGGGTGGATCCCTTGCCTGGTTTCTGCCTGTTCGCTGGAGCGGCTGGAGAGCCGCGCGGAAAAACTCCCGTAGCTTGTGGAAAAAGGTCCGGCGGAATGTCAGCTCCGCCGTTGATCCTCTGGCACTGTCGCCAGTACGGGATCAGCTCCCGCCAGAGCTGGAGCGGGCCTTCCTTGCCGTGGGCAGCCTGGAGCGCTAGGAGATCCTGCCAGTCCGAGGCTTCCACTGTGGAACGCTCGATCGCCCACCGCAGGTCTCTTAAGTGCCGCTTCTCAAGGCGCAGCTGTTCCCGTTCCTGTTCCCGTTGTTCACGCTGGCGCCCTTTCGTTGTCCACTCGCCGCCAGTCAAGGCTGAGCCTCCCCCCCATCTGTTACGTGGCAGATCAGCTGGTAAGTGTGGAAGTAGCGGCGATGCTCGGGGTTTTCAACCCGAGCTAGGTCTTCAGCAGCTGAGATCAGAGCCTGTCGGATCCGCAACCAGTGCTCTGGCGCGAGTGTGACCGTTACGGCCTGGGACGGTGTGGGCATGGTGCCTTGGCTCGGCTGTGCTCTGTGACAGTAGCAGCAGGCGCAACCCTTGCCAGCTGGCACTGATCTGGTACAGTAGCGAGGCATTGAAGCAAGCCCTGCCATGCACACGACAACACCCAAGGCCAGCCCGGCCCTGCTGGAACGGATCAACCGTCTAGACGGTTGTGCCGGACAGTGGATCCTCGACCTCCGGGACCGTGACAATCGCGGATACGATCTGCACCATCTAAGCGCTGGGTTCAGTGCCGCCGGCTTCGGAACGATCAAGGATCCTACGGCTGCGCTGGAGTTCTGCTGCGCTAACCGCTGGAAAGACTGCCGCCTCCTGTTCAGTGCCGACAGGTTGAACGATGATTGCTTATGGCCGGGAGGCTACAGCGCTCCGAGCATATATCGGTCGAACGCCCGTGTCTTCCGGGATGAGTTCCGCCGCGAGCTGGAACTGGCGGACGGCGACGCGGACGGGATCAGCTTGGACATCCGGTACGTGTCCGAGGAAATGCTCGAAACGCTGGACAGCTTGGAGGGTTACCCTCTGATCAGTGAGGAAGACCACAGCGAACTGGAACTGGAACTGCAGGATGAAGCTTGGGAGAGTTGGGCAGCCGCAGATTGGCGGGCGCTTGTGCTGCAGTCGCTGGTTGATCACGCGCCCGACTCGATCGAGGATCCCGAGGAGTGGGCAGAGGCTGCCCTGGAACCCGTCACGCCAGAAACGCTGCTCGAGCTGTTCCGGGCCTGCTGCGATCAGTCCTCAACCTACTGGCAGGAAGAGTCGGACGGTGAGCAGTGGATCGACCTTAAGCGAGCATCCTCTGCACTTGATCTGGCGGACCTTAAGGATTTGACCGGGCTGGCGCTGCTGCCGGCAGATCAGGAGTGGAGGCGTGAACCGTACCCATGGCCGGACGGATCCGCGGATCCTCTGGTGCCTGCCCTGGCTTGACCGGCTGCCAAATTTCCTCTACTGTCACAGACGAGACCCAACCACAAGGCTCAAACCATGACCCATTACAACTCCGACCAGCTCGCATCCTTTCCCTGGATCGTTAGCTCTGACACGTTGCGGCTGGAGGATCTCCTGCCGTCCTACTGGTCAGCTGTCGAGTCCTTGGCGCAACTGACGGGCAAGGCGTCGCCCATTGCCGCCGATACGCTCGCAGATCTTGAGAAGCTAGTCGGTGAGGATTCCAGCGAGGATGCTTGGAACTATGAGCTGGCCTGTCAGCTGCTGGAGGAATTGACCGATTGTCTGCAGGAGTTGGCACCTTGCGGCTTCGGGTTTGGCTCGAATGAAGGCGACGGAGCCTGTTTCGGCTTCTGGCTATCGGAAGACTGGCAACAGGCACTGGAGCATCTTGGCTTGGACGGGGATGATCCGGCCGGCTGGGCTTCGCTGATCTCCGACCTAGATCTAGACGGGATTGATCCCGACAACGTGGAAGACGCATACGAAGGCCGTGCGGAAGGCTGGAGTGAAGAACGGGCAGGCGCGGACTTCGCTCAACAGCTGGCACAAGATTCTTGGCTGCCTGAGGGTCCTGGTGGGATCGGCTGGAATCGGTGGCCTGTCAGCTGTATCGACTGGGAGGATGCCTGGCAGGAGTTGCGGTTAGGTGACGGTTACCGCTTGCATGATCTCGGCGGCGGCGAGTGGCTGGTCTTCCGGTCAGTCTGAGCTGGAACCCTACCGATCAACGGCCCGGCCATGCTGCCGGGCTTTCTAGTGTGAGGCTAAGATTGAACCAAACGGACAGGATGCTAACAATGTCGGACACTCCGGAAGCTAACAACGAGGCGCCGGATTCTTCGGCGGAAGGTGAGAAGAAATACTCTCGCCCGTTTGGTAAGCGCAACCCTGACGCGGTGATAGAAGAACGCCGGAAGCGACTGTACAAGCGGCAGCTGTCGGGTTTGACTGTGCGTCAGCTGGTTCTAGATCATGCTGACCGTGAAAGCATCGGCGAAGTTACAGCCTGGCGCGACTGGGACGCGGTGAAACAGTGGAACGAAGACGATTGGAAGAAGGATCGCGAGAGTATAGTGTCACGTCTCCAGGGGATGCGGCTTCGGGCGATCGACGCTGCAATCCGGAAGGGGCAGATCGGATCAGCCCAGCTGCTGATGCGCGATCTTGGCGCAGTGGTTGGGGAAGTTGCGCCAGAGGCTCAAGCCGCAGCCGCTCCCATCCTGCGAGTGGAGATCGACGACAAACGGGCCGGTTGACCGCCGGCCTGTTCTGTGCCACAATACGGGAGCACTTCGGGGAATCCTCCCATGCTCCGCATCCTGTCCCGTCCGCTCCCGTTCGCAGTCGCCGTCACATCGGCCGCTCTGCTGCTGTCCCTCTACGCTCTCGATCTGGCGAAACAGAGCGACGGCAGCTACCGCTCCTGTCTCGCCAGGCTCAAGTCCGCGGACTACTGCCGTCTGCTGGTCAGCGGCCGCTGAAGCCTAGTACGTTTGCACTACGTTACAGTGTGTGACAGTTGAGCCGCCGCGCGCGGCTCTGCTGTGCTACATTGACAGAGTCAACCACGCACACCACGCGATGACAACCACCACCACATGCGCCGCTCTGCTGCTGGCGCTGATCCTCTTCCCCGTGCTCGTGCTCTGTTGGGCAAGCGAGTCTCGGCAGCAGCGCGCCAGGCGCTGGCGTCGCGCTGGCTGGACACAGCAGCGTATCGCTGATCGCCTCGGCTGCAGCCGCACCACCGTTCGGCGGCTGCTGGCGGCCTAGTACAGCTGCACTACCGAGCCCGGCCACTGCCGGAGTAGTACGGGCGCACTACCGGGGTAGCGTCCGGCGATTGATGGCGCGTGTCGCTGCTCAGGGAACCTACTGACACATTCCCAATTCCTTCCTCTGTTACACACCGGGGGGCAGGGGTTCAATTCCTGTAATACCCTAGAAGGTACCCTCCCCCACAAAAATGCCCGAAACGGCTGGAACACTCTCCCTCCGCTACGCCCAAGGGCAAGTTTTCTCCAGCCGCAAACGCTTCCGCGTCCTAGTTGCCGGCCGCCGCTTCGGCAAAAGCTACCTCTCCTGCATTGAATTGCTGCGTGGAGCAATCGAACGCCCGGGCGAAACCTTTTTCTACGCCGCCCCGACCTACCGAATGGCGAAAGACATCGCCTGGAAAGTCCTAAAAAAGCTCGTCCCCAAAGCCTGGATCAAATCCAAGAACGAAACCGACCTCAAAATCGAACTCGTCAACGGCTCCACCATCGAACTCAAGGGCACCGAGAACGCCATGGCCCTCCGAGGCCGCAGTTTGGCTGGCGTGGTGCTCGACGAAGCCGCCTTCATGGACTCCGAGGTCTGGTTCGAGGTCATCCGCCCCGCCCTGGCCGACAAACAAGGCTGGGCGCTCTTCATTTCCACCCCGGACGGCACCGCCAGCTGGTTCTACGACCTCTGGTGCTACTGCGAAGAAGGCGACACGGACTGGCAGCGCTGGCAATTCACCACCATCGAAGGCGATAACGTCCCACCAGAGGAAATCGAAGCCGCCCGCGCCCAACTCGACGCCCGCACCTTCCGCCAAGAATTTGAAGCCAGCTTCGAAAACCTCTCCGGCCTCGTCGCCATCTCCTTCTCGGACGACAACATCGACAAAATCGTCCAAGACCTCCCCGTCCTACCCCTTTTGCTGGGCGTGGACTTCAACATCGACCCCATGTCAGGCATCTGCGCCGTCAAAAAAGGCGACGTCCTCTGGGTTTTCGACGAAATCATCATGACCGGCGGCGCCACCACCTGGGATCTCTGCGAAGAAGTCCAATCCCGCTACGGCGTCGAACGCCGCATCATCGCCTGCCCGGACCCCACCGGCGGCGCCCGCAAAACCAGCGGCGTTGGAGCCACCGACCACAACATCCTCCGCAAATCCGGCTTCACCGTCTCCAGCCCCCGCTCCCCCTGGAAGATCCGCGACAAAATCACCTGCGTCAACACCGCCCTCCTCGACGCCTCTGGAACCCGCCGCCTCTTCATCCACCCCCGCTGCAAAGAACTGATCAAATCCCTCCGCACCCTCACCTATTCCCCTGGCACCGGCCTCCCCAACAAGAACCTCGGCGTAGACCACGCCTTCGACGCCCTCGGCTACCTCTGCCTCCAGACCTTCAACCTCGCCAAACCCGAGAACCTCGGCAAAACCAACTATCGTGTGTGGTAAGCACCGTCGGTATAAAACATGGCCCCCAAAAAGCCCTCCAAAGCTCAGAAAAAAGTCTCCAAAGTGATGCGTGAATACAGCAAAGGCGAACTCCACTCGGGCAGCAAAGAAGGCCCCGTGGTCAAATCCCGCAAACAAGCCATCGCCATCGCCATGTCCGAAGCCGGCATGAAAAAGAAGCCTGCCAAAAAGCCCAAGAAATAGCCTCAATCCTTCCCGCCGAGGCCCCGATGCAACTCCTCCACTCCACCTCCGTCACCACCCCCTACCCCTTCGGCACCTCCGCCGGCGGCGCCGCATCTTCTGCTGGAGCCACCGACGCCTTCGGCCGCATCCGCACCTCCAGTCCCCTCACCCTTTTCGACTCCAGTCACCGCTACCGCGACAACGGCCTCTGGAGCACCGCCACCGCAACCGGCGGCACCTCAACCTTCGACGCCAACGCCGGCCTGGTCAACCTCGCCGTAACCACGGCCTCCGGTTCCTCGGTCATCCGCGAAACCACCAAATGCTTCTCCTACCAGCCGGGCAAATCCCTGCTGGTCATGTCCACCTTCACCCTCAACGCCGCCAAAACCAACCTCCGCCAGCGCATCGGCTACTACGGCGCCGCCAACGGCATGTACCTGGAGCTGGACAACACCACCCTCTCCTTCGTCGAGCGCAGCTCCTCCACCGGCACCCTGCTCGAAACCCGCGTCGCCCAATCCGACTGGAACACCGACCCCCTCAACGGCACCGGCCCCTCCAACCTCACCCTCGACCTCACCAAAGCCCAAATCCTCTGGATGGACATCGAGTGGCTGGGACTTGGCACAGTCCGCATGGGCTTCATCATTAACGGCAAATTCATCCACTGCCACTCCTTCCACCACGCCAACATCATCACCTCCACCTACATCACCACCGCCTCCCTCCCCCTCCGCTACGAAATCACCAACACCGCCGCCACGGCCAGCGCCAGCACCCTCAAACAAGTCTGCTCCACGGTCCTTTCTGAAGGCGGCTACGAACTACGCGGCCTCCAGCAAGCCATCGGCACACCCATCAACACCCCAACAAGCCTCGCCACCATCGGCACCTACTACCCAATCGTCTCCCTCCGCCTGAAATCCACCAACCTCGACGCCATCGTCATCCTCACCGCCCTCTCCATCCTCGGCGTCACCACCAACACCAACTACAACTGGCGCGTCGTCGCCAGCCCCACCACAACCGGCGGCACCTGGGTCAGCGCCGGCGCCAGCTCCTCCGTCGAATACAACATCACCGGCACCTCTACCGCTGGCGGCCGCATCCTCGCCCAAGGCTATTTCAGCGCCTCCACCCAAAGCTCCCCCACCATCGACATCCTCAAAGAAGCCCTCTTCAAATTCCAACTGGAGCGCGACGGCCTCACCAGCACCCCCTCCGAACTAAGCCTCGTCATGACAGGCAGCACATCAACCTGTAGTGTCCACGCATCCATGGACTGGGAGGAAATCAGCCGCTAATGGCCATCCAAACCATCACCGGGGGCTGCATCCACGTCGAAATCGACGCCGAAGACGGCCTCACGCACGCCACCTTCGCCTTCAAAACCCCTTCCCTCCCCGAAACTCTGGGCGGCTTCGTCACAATGCTCGCCCACGGCATCGAAGTGCTGGTGCCCATCAACGACCCCGACGACGAGGAAGACGACGATGACGATTGAATACCGAGGCGAAACCTTCGAGGGCTACAACAAACCCAAGCGCACCCCCAACCACCCAAACAAATCCCACGCAGTCCTCGCCAAAGAGGGCAACGTGGTGCGCCTCATTCGCTTCGGTCAGCAGGGCGTAACTGGCTCACCACCCCAAAAAGGAGAATCAGCAGCAGACAAAGCCAGGCGGGCATCGTTTAAGGCTCGCCATGCGGCCAACATTGCCAAGGGTAAACTCAGCGCCGCGTTCTGGGCAGATCGCAGCAAATGGAGTTAGGATAAACTGGTAACCAGTTGACTTCTTGTGGCAGCGCACCACTCATACATCGAAGTCTCATGTCCGACGTGCGGCACCAGTCGCACAACCCGTAAGGACTTAGTGGCAAAAGCTGTCAAGGAAGGCCGGGATTTACTGTGCAAGTCTTGCGCGATCAAGGCTTGCGATAAACGCTGGGATTCCATACGGAAAGACCCTCAAGATTGCGTCAGAAATCAAGGCGCTTACAAATCATTCCACAAAGCCAAGCGCCGCGTTAAAACAAACCACCACAACGCATACGCCAACGTCGAGTTTCGATTTGATTCTTACGCGCAGTTCTTACAAGAACTCGGCCCTCGCCCTGAAGGCATGACGTTGGACCGTATAGATCCCATGGGACATTACGAGCCGGGTAATGTCAGGTGGGCCACCATCGAAGAACAGGCCAAGAATCGAAACCCTCGCTTCACATGGACCGCCAAGCACTAACTGCCTCCTGAGCTTTAATCCACTGCTTCAATTCCGCGACATACCACCGCAGATCCTGTGCCTTCGCCGCGTGCCACCCACTCCCACTGGAACGGTATAGCTCTTCGTGCCTATCAATCGCATCAAGACACTGCTTGATCAGCGCGTTCCACGGCTCCCGAACCGGCGTATTCCACTCGCGCACGGTAACAAGGCCGCGTTCACTGCCAAAATAGGTACAAAGTAGGAGTCCAGCCGTGGTCTACAGCGCCAACATCCCGCCAACTGGAGCTGTAGTCAGCGAATCCCCATTCGTCCGCAACCTGGACAGCATCGCCATGATGTCCGACTGGGGCGTCATGGCCGCCGTCACCCGTGGCACCAACTACATCCGCGACCTCAGCGAAACCTACCTCCCCCAAGAACCCCGCGAAGACGACGACGCCTACACCACCCGCGTCGATCGGTCCGTACTATCGCCGTACACCAGCCGCCTAATCGAGACCGCCGCCGGCGCCATCCTCCGCAAACCCATCCACGTCGAGGGCGACCCCTACTGGCTGGAGCTAATCCAGAACATCGACGGCCTGGGCTCCAGCATCAACGAATACGCCCGCCGCGCCCTCGTCGGTAGCCTCACCTACGGCCACAGCGCCATCCTGGTTGACTACCCCGCCGCCATGGGCGCCCGCAACCTGGCCGAAGAACGCGCCCTAGGCCGCCGCCCCTACTTCGTCCACGTTGACGCCCCCCAAATCTGGGGCTGGCGCAAAGAATCCGGCACCAACCGACTCCTGCAGGTCCGCATCCACGACTACGACGTCCGCCCCCTGAACGAGTTTGGCGAAGAACAGGTCGAGCAGATGCGCGTCATCTACCCCGGCCGCTACGACCTCTACACCCTTGGCCAAGAAGTAGTCGAGTTCACCGAATCCGGCGACTACAGCCTGCCCGAAATCCCCCTGGTCCCGATCTACAGCAACCGCCGGGGCCTCCTGATCTCCCAGCCCCCGCTGCTCGACATCGCCAACCTCAACATCACCCACTACCAGCGCCAAGCCGACCTCATCCACGCCCTCCACATCGCCGCCATGCCCACCCTCGTCCTAGAGGGCTGGGACGACACCACCGGCTCCGCAACGATGGGCGTCAACTACGCCATCGCCATGCAACCCGGCAACAAGGCGTACTACGTCCAAGCCGACGCCACCAGCTTCGACGCCCAAATGGCCGAACTGGAATCCCTCGCCTCGCAAATGTCCACGCTTGGCGTCACCAAACTCTTCGGCCAAAAATTCGTGGCCGAATCCGCCGAGGCCAAGCGCATCGACCAAGCCCAATCCAACTCCGTCCTTTCCATCATCAGCCAAGAACTGGAATCCGCCCTCAACCAAGCCTTCGCCTTCGCCGCCCAATACGTCGGCCTGGAGCCCCCCGAAATCACCATCGACCGCGACTTTGACTACTACCGCCTGATCGGCCAAGACGTAGCCGTCCTGGCACAACTGGCCGACACCGGCAAAATCAGCAACGCCATGCTCCTGGAAGTCCTCCGCCGTGGCGAAATCCTGCCCGACAACATCAACATCGAAGAAGAACTCTTGGACCTACCAGATAACAGCGACCTCGAAGAAGTCGAGCAACCCGAGGCCGAGGAATCCGAAACCGATACAATGAACGAATCGGAGGTCGAGTAGTCCCATGGCCGTCTCCCCTGGCACCTACAACATCCGCCTGCAGCGCCGCGCCGACTACTCCGTAGCGCTCCAGTTCAACGACAGCACTGGAGCAGCAATCAACCTCACCGGCTGGACCGCCTACGCCCAAGCCTGGAACCGCGACCGCACAACAAAATACGCCGACTTCGCCATCACCTACACCAACCGCGCAAGCGGCCAAATCACCATCTCGCTAACAGATAGTCAAACAACAACATTCCCCAACGAATGCTATTACGACGTCCTACTGGAAAACCCCAGTACGATCCGTGAATACTATCTCGAAGGAACTATCTATGTATCCGAGGGCTATACAGCATGACATCCGTAAATATAAGTGAGTCTACGAATACTGTAAATGTAACCACAGGGGACAACACAACCGCTGTTGTATCTGTACCTGTGACCACGGTGGTTACAGCCACCGCGACAGGACCGCAAGGTGCCCAAGGTGTAGCGGGACCAGTCGGTCCAGCCTCGGCTTTCTTCATTTACAACCAAGCGACTGCAGCATCCGAGTGGACAATCAACCACAACTTGGGCTTCAAGCCCAGTGTCCAAGCTTTTGATACCGGCAGCCAACAGATCGAGGGCCTGGTCACGCACTTAAGCATCAACACGACAGCTATCGTGTTCGTAGTACCTGTTGCCGGGTTTGCGCGGCTGACCTGACATGAGCAAGAAAATCTTTACCGATTTTGACTTCCAGTCGGTAAGCAAAGTCGTAAACCTGCCGACACCGAGTAGTGCGGGCGACGCGACTTCGAAAAGCTACGTGGATAGCTTGGTCGAGGGCCTCGCTTGGAAGGACGGCTGTCGGGTAGCCACCCAGTCGAACCTGAACCTGGCCAGCCCTGGCGCCACGATCGACGGCATCACGATGGCGTCATCGGATCGCGTGCTGGTCCGTTCACAAAGCACCGCCTCCCAGAACGGCATCTACGTCTGGAACGGCTCCGCCGTCGCCATGACGCGGGCACTCGACGCCAGCACCTTCCCCGAGCTGGAGCAGGCCGTCACCACTGTCGAAGAAGGCACAAGCGCTGCCACCAGCTACCGGCAGGATCAGATCAACGGCACGATCGACAGTAGCTCTATTAGCTGGGTCACTTTCGGCACCTCCGCGCCTGCTGCAAGTGAGACGACCGCCGGCATCGCTGAGATTGCCACGCAGGCCGAGGTCAACACCGGCACCGACGATCTGCGGTTCGTCACCCCGCTGAAGCTGGCCAGCTGGAGCGGCCGTCTCAGGAAATTCGCCGTGAGCATCGGCGACGGCACCAACACCAGCTACACGGTGACGCACAACCTCAACAGCCTCGATGTGGCTGTGACGGTCTTCCAGAACAGCAACGGCGAGGAAGTTATCACCGATGTGACACACGCCACGGTGAACACGCTGACGGTGGTGTTTGCGTCTGCTCCAGCCTCTAACGCCTACCGCGTCGTGGTGGTTGGCTGATGACCGTCAACCTGCTCACAGGCGCCAATCTCCGCGGCCCTCTGGAAGTGAACGGCAGCGCCGGCACCAGCGGCCAGGTGCTGCAATCAGCCGGTGCTGGCGCAATCCCGACCTGGGCATCCGCTCCAGCTGCTGGCGCGGGCGGCAGCACGGGTCAGGTGCAGTTCAACAACGCCGGCGCTCTGGCTGGCGCTGGTGATGTCACGATCCACGAGGGCGATCTGGTTCTTGCGGACAACGCTGCAGCGACCGCACCGGGAGCAGGCAGCAAGCTCGCGGCGCTGTCAATCGGCGGCCGCTCCATGCCGAGCTTCAAGAACAGCTCCACAT